AACTTCAGACTCAACACCAGTGTTTGGATTCTTCACAACGATATTATGTGAAAGTTTTGGCATTGTAGTAAAGAACTTCTCAATTTCTTTAAATTGTTTGGTATTCAATTGACCAATAAATTCATCAAGTTCTTCTTTTGAATAATCAGATGCTTCCCAACTTTCGTCTGCAGTGTAAATCATATCAATACATGATGTGATCATTGAAAGGGATTGACCAACCTCACTCATTTCTTCACTAGTTTCAAAATTGTTTTCAACAAACTGTTCCAGTGATGGATAACGAAGTTTCAATGAAAGTTCATCATCAAGTTTGATGATATTTTTATGTCCTCTTGTTTTTTGAATTTTAATACTGTCAATGGCAATTGACATTTCTACTTGAGTTTCATTATCATCGGGACAAGTGACATTTACCTCCACAGTTTCTCCAACAGACTTGGCACGAACATTCAAGAACAGGTATTCAATATCGAAAGTGGCAAGAGACTCTACTTTAACATCTTTCGTTAAAATACAATCAGAAAGAATTTGAACAATGGCATTGGTAATCTCTGTCATATTCTCAGATTCCATTGCCAAAATCAAAATCTTTTCTTCTCGTACAAGAAAAGGTCTATATTTGATCTTCTTTCCTGTCGAAGGCAACGTCAAGTCATACGTTGGCGTATTAATCTTGGGTAAAGGCATACTAATTGATACAACTCATATGTGATTATTTAGAGGGTTATTCTACAGTTCTATATCCAGTAATTCTACCACGTCGGTTACGAATGGGAACTTTTGGTTTTGGGGTTATATTAAAAGATCCTGCAGGAACCGTATTTCCATAAGTTCTTCTATCTCTGATTTGTGCTTCACTAGTCACACTACGAAGATTTGGATTGGAAGGTAATCCCTGACCATATGTTCCTTGTCCAAAGTTACCATCCCTTCCAGTTCCGGTATTTGGTATTGAGGGTGGGGGAGTGAGTGGTGGAAATACTGGTACTTCTGGTGTCGGTTGAAGTGATTGATTTTGTTGAAATGCTCTTTCTTGAGCCTCTGCAGAAACTTCATATTCCGGATCCGCAAAGTTAACACTTTTATTACCTCTAGTAAATCCTCCAGCAGCATTAACCACATATCGGTCATAATTAAAACTCACACTGACCTGCAATAAATCCGCAGCACCATAAGATACTGGAATTGAAGTGATTAATTTTGGAAATGCATTGAAAAAAGAATAACTTATCTCTGAAGTATGATCTCTTTCAAATTTCGTAATAGACATCGTTAAACATTTATAATCGTCCGGATATCTCATCCTACGATAATAATTTGAATTCAGGGGATTTGCTCCGTCTTGTGCATCACTGCCACTACTAATAAAATCAATCCATCCCTCAAAAAATCTCAAATTATTATAATCATGATCAACATAAAAAGTAAAGTCAATATCCGTATATATTCTCGTATGTGCAAATTCTTGCGATACACCCATAAAGTTATCTTTTACTTCAGCAGTTGCCAGACTAGTTCCTGGCAAAGATGCAGATGAGCAAAGGAGTCCGGAATTTCCAGCAATAAAATCTTTTTTTACTCCAAATTTGGTTTCAATATGATTTCTTAATTTGCTCAAATTTCCCAAATTAGAAAATTCAACAAGATATTGATTTGTTAAAGAAGGATTTCCAAATACCTCTTTTGCTCTATTTTGGAACTTTCTTCCTTTACCAAATCTTTTATTTTCTTCTGGTATTACTGGCACTCTAAATACCTATACGACTACTTTATTATTAGTTATTTAGATGTCATATAAGGGAAAATATCAACCATCTTATCCAAAAAAGTATAAGGGTGACCCTAAAAACATTATATATCGTTCTCTCTGGGAGAGAAAATTTATGGTCTACTGTGATAAGAATGAAAATATATTAGAATGGGGGAGTGAAGAAGTCGTTGTTCCATATCGTTCTCCCATTGATAATAGGTATCATAGATACTTTCCAGACTTTTATATTAAGGTCAGAGAATCAACTGGTAAGATTAAAAAGATGATCATTGAGATCAAACCGTATAAGCAGTGTATTGAACCTAAAGTCCAAAAGACAAAAACAAAGGGTTATATCTACGAAGTTATAGAATATGCCAAGAACCAGGCAAAATGGGGTGCTGCTAAAGAGTGGTGTTTGGATCGTGGTTATGAGTTCAAGGTTCTCACAGAAAATGAGTTAGGTATCAAATGACATTCTCGTACCCAACAGATGATAATGAGAATCGTGTGCGTGGTGTAGTTGATGATCTTATCGGAGTGGAAACTCCTGATGATATTATGGAAAACTTGATAGGAGTTTTATCCGAAGGTCCTAAGATTGCCACGGTAGGTAAATACTATACCTTTTTTTATTCTGCCAAGACACCAGGAGTTCAATATGATGAATATCCTCTTGTGGCAGTGACAGATGTATTTTCTTGGGGATTTCGTGGAATCAACTTTCACTGGAGTGATAGAAGACAATATAATTACAATCAAATCGTTGGTGGACTCTATGAAATCTATCCAGAAGAGATGTCTGATGTTATAGAACTCGGTTTTGCCAAAGTTCGCTCTAAATAACTAAAAAAAGATAAATGACAGAAGTTTATCGATATCCTTATACATTGATAACAGAGTCCACGGATTATCTGCAGATCGATGTTGTTGAATATGTGCCGATCAAAAATGCAAATAATAATAGTATCGTATCTACTCCAGGAAGTAGAAGAAATCAAAATGTAAAAAAAGAAAAAACAATATTACTTCCTATCCCATCAAATATTTCAGATACCAATGCTACCAGATATGGTGATTCAAGTTTGAATAGTATTGCCGGTGCTGCCATCAGTGGAATTGCTGGTATCATGGAAAGTGGAGCATCGTACACAAAAGGGATGGGTTCCGGGTTTGATGCAACTGGAGCAGCAATTGAAAAATTTGCTGCAGGGACTTTCAAAGCTGCAGGTGGAATAACAGGTATTCAAGGTTTCTTGACCAGACAACTGGCATCTCAGGGAGCAGGTATTCTTGGAGCAAATATTACTCCAGATCAAATACTGGCAAGAACGGAAGGTGAGATCTTGAATCCAAATCTCGAACTCTTATTTAATGGACCAACTTTGAGATCTTTTAGATTCTCATTTAAGATGACCCCAAGAGGTCCAGAAGAAGCAGGAGAAATAAAAAATATTATAAGGTGTTTTAAGAAAAGCATGTCACCAAAAGTTGGTAGTGGCAATAAGGAAATTAATGAAGCAGGTGCTCGAAATACATTTCTTCGCACACCAAATGTTTTTCAGTTGAGATATCGTCAAGGAAACGGTGAGCATAAGTTCTTAAATAAGTTTAAGCAGTGTTTCCTTGAAAATATTAGTGTTAATTATACTGCCGATGGAACATATGCAACATATGATGATGGTACACCAGTATCCATGATAATGGACTTAACTTTCAAAGAGATTGAACCAGTTTATGACATTGATTATGATGATGTTTCTGCAGGAAATGGAGTAGGATACTAAAATGGGTTATTTCAGAGAACTACCAAACATAGAATATCAATCTTTTTTATCTGGAAGCAATTCCTCTCAAAATTATTTGTTAGTCAAAAATTTATTCAGAAGAAACAAACTTCGTGATGACTTACAAAATGTGTTTACACTCTTTGAGAAATATGAAATTGTAGAGGGTGCAAGACCTGATACTGTTGCCGAAGAGTTTTATGGTGATGCAGAACTCGACTGGGTTGTTCTAATGACGGCAAATATTATTAACGTAAAAAATGAATGGCCTCTATCAAACCGTGATCTTTATAAGTATGCAGAAAATAAGTATGGAATTACAGGACTTTCACAAATTCATCACTATGAAACAAAAGAAGTAAGAGATTCTCAAGGAAGACTAATTCTTCCTGCCGGAAAAGTTGTTGATGAAGACTTTGAAGTAGAATACTATGATACAACTATAGTAACTGTGAGTGGTAATAATGTTAGAGATGCAATCACCAATTATGAATATGAGTCGAGAGAAAATACTAAAAAATCTTCAATTTATTTACTAAAACCAGGATATTTACAACAATTTATTAATGACATGAGAGATATTATGATCTATGGACAATCATCAGAATATGTAAATGATAAATTAATAAAAACGGAAAATACTAGAGTTATTAGTCAATAAAAAAGGGGAGGTTTTCCTCCCCCATCTCTATCAGTCTTCTGCCAGTTTGGCAAAGTACGAGAGAGTATCATCATCGTCAACTGTAGTTTCTACTTTTAATGTGGGAGTGATATCGGGATCATTGAATCCTCGATCAACACTGGAATTTCCAGTGCCACGATTTACCTCACGGAACTCTTCTTCCTCATCAATGCTCTCTTGATCCTGGAACTTAGGAGTGCCCTTGATACCAAGGACATAATCAAGACGCTTCTTCAGATCATCATAGGACTTGAACTGATCGGCAGCAACAAACTCTTCGAGAGAGTATTCCTTCTTCCAGATTGCTTCCATTGCATCATCGTCTTCAAGCAGTGCATCCTGACGTGCAAACTCAGAAGAATCATAGTTACGATAACCGGCAACGTTCTTTGCCTTCAGTTTGAAGTTGGCACCTTGCCAGAAATCGAACGGATCGATTGCTTCCTCATCTTCAAACTCAGGTTGCATAGCAGCAGTCAGTTTGTCGAAGATCTTCTTACCGAACTTGTACAGCATCACCTTGCCTTCGTTGGCAGGATTGGCAGGATCTTTGACAACATAGATGTTAGCAATGTAAGTCAGTTTGCGTTTCTGCTTACGTGCTGCCTCTTTACCAGCATCGGTGCCGTTGTTCCACAGCATCGTGTTGTATTCGGACACAGGATCCTTCTGACCCAGAGTGGTCAGGGAGTTTTCGATGTACCAACCACCAGGACCCTGAAAGGCATGGGAGTACAGTTTGACGAACGGCAGATCTTCACCGTTCGGGGCAGGCAGGAAACGAATAACGGCATAACCGTTACCACCTTTATCCACTTCCAGTTTCCACAGACGATCATCGCCTGAAGAACCTGCATTATTCATTTTTTCGACTTCCTTGACCAGTTTTTGAGTCAGGGAGCCCAGTTTAGATTGCTTCTTAAGATCAGCAAAAGACATTTGGATTTCCTCGGATTAATTTGGATTTGTTAGATTTACTTAGATAGTATAACAATGTTAATCTCAAGTGTCAATATAATCCTTGAGAGATTTGATTGTAGCACTCATACTATTAAATAAAAATTGCATATCAGTCTCTGGTGGGAAACCCATCAGAGCAGTAGATTTGCGAAGGTTCTCTTTCATCTCAATTGCTTGAGGATCATCTGAAAGAGATAACCTAGTATACATTACTTTTTGCTTTTCAAGCAAATTCTGTAACATTTCAATGTGTTCAAGTTTTTCTTCACTAGTCATCGAACCAAAAGTCAAAAGACTTCCGTAGATTTTTTCTTGCATTCTATTAATCTCACTCAATTCTTCTTGAATGATATCAGACTTGAAAAACTCACCCATCTAAAAGTCCCCGTAAAATTTTTTTATATTTGAACACATCAGTATTTAGAAATGGAGAATACTTTTGTATTTTTAAACTGACGGTTTCCCACACTGGGTCATCAAGTTTCTTATCAAACTTTTCCCTGAAGGAGAAGATCTTATCAAAAATTACTAGAGTTTCAAGACTTATGCTTCCACCAAGAAACTTTTTTAATAGGATTGGATGTCCTTTCGAGCAATCGAATAGACTCTCTAATTCGTTGTTCGAGAGTAATTCGTTGCTTTGTTCTTTGAACAAGTAAGTCGAACTCTGTCTCCTCCTTTTCCAATCGGAGTAAGTCCTTTCTCCAGAATTGATAATTTCTCCAATCCATAAGTTTTGTGGATTACTTGCTGCAGTGAAATTAGATACAAGAAAATCTACGACTTCATCATCAGAATATTTGCGGGAAGTTTTCTCAAACCAGTATTTATCTCTTCTTTTATTGAAAGAAGTTATACTGGCACGGGTCTTCGCACCGTACTTAAAGAAGTCGTATTTTGGATTTGTAAAATGATTTTTGAGTGACAAATAATGTTGATAGGTTTCAAAGGGGGTCACTTTCATAAAGGCAACTTTGCTCTCGATGTACGTTTCATAAAGTTCAATCTTGTAGCATCCCACTTCAGTTTTTCTTTCAGTGGTTTGGATACAAGTTTAGTTACAGATTCTACCTCAAGTTCATTAAGTTCGCAATAGTGTACGATTGCATCAATGTAATTGATTTTTTCTTCGGCAACAATCTTCTCAATTTCGATTGCAAACTTAGAAGGTGTCAAAAATTTACTTTGAATTGCCTGCTCTAGTTCTTTATTAGGTTCCATAGAGTTCCAATTTATCTGTAACAAACTTTCTAATG